AAAAGTATAATACAACAACCGATAGTGATGAATAAATAGTAACATGGCAATAAACAAAGTAGGATCAAAAGGTATAGTAGATTGTTCAGTCGCAGCGGCAGACTTTGCGCCTGGTACAGTCACAAATGTTAAACTCGCTGATGATTCAGTTACAAACGCAAAATTATCTAATTCATCACTCACAGCATCAGGCACATCTGTTGCGTTAGGTGCTAGTGGTACAATAAATAATGCTTTTATAGAATGGCAGTCAAAAGTCACTTCTGATGGAAGTACAGTCACAACAATGGTCGCAGGTCGTGGTTACTTTGTAGATAACTCTAGTGCCGCAGGTATAGTTAAATTACCAGCTTCTGCTACTATAGGCGATATGGTTGTTATAAAAGATTACGCTGCTAATTTTGGTACAAACAATCTTACAATACAAAGAAATGGTCACAATATTCAAGGTGTGGCAAATGATTCATTAATAAAAACAAATAGAGCTAATGTAGAATTAGTTTATGTTGATGCCACAAAAGGTTGGTTATACACAGATGAATCAAATGTTGCTGATTTACAAAAAACTCTATTTACAGAAGCCACAGGTGGTACTGTTACAACATCAGGTGATTTTAAAATTCATACATTTACAGGTGATGGAAACTTCGTAGTTGCTCAAATAGGAGCTGGTAATGGTCCAAATACAGTAGATTATCTTGTAGTTGCTGGTGGAGGTGCCGGTGGTGGTATTATGGGAGGCGGTGGTGGAGCTGGTGGTTACAGAGAAGCAAAAACAGGCGACAACGGAACTCATACAGCAAGTCCTTTAGCAACTCCAACAGGTATAACTTTATCTACACAAACATATCCTGTTACAGTAGGTGGTGGAGGTGCGATTGGAGCTCCAGGAGGAGGTTATCCAGCATATGGTGGTGAAATTGGATCAAATTCAGTATTTTCAACAATAACATCAGCAGGTGGTGGGGCTTACAGGAATGGGTGCGCACCTGAAGGTAAAGGTGGATCAGGTGCTGGAAAAGCAAGATATGCAGGTTGTGGGTATGCTGGTAATACACCTCCAGTAAGTCCACCTCAAGGTAACCCAGGTGGTGCTATTCCATCACTTCCATCTCACGCAGATAATATAGGTGCAGGTGGTGGCGGCGCTGGTGCAGCTGGTGGTAATGCAAATAGTGATGCTTATCCAACTCCAGCAGTATTCAGAGCAGGTCCTGGTGGTAATGGTGTTGCGTCAGAAATTTCAGGTAGTTCGGTAACTAGAGCAGGTGGAGGAGGTGGTGGCTCACGAACAGGTAGTCCTACTCACTTTGCTCCTGCAGGAGCAACAGGAGGCTCTGGTGGTGGTGGTGTTGGTGGTCATACACCAAATGCTGCTCAATGTAATGGTGTTGCGGGTACAGCAGGTTCTGCCAATACAGGTGGTGGTGGAGGAGGTGGTCTTTATCACGGTCCTAATTTACCTGCGCCTTTTCCTCAAATGCCAGGGCAACAAGATAGATGTTTGCCAGGTGGCGCTGGTGGTAAAGGAATAGTTGTTATAAGATATAAATTTCAATAGGAAAACATTATAAATAGTATAAAAGAGAATTAACATGGCAATAGATAAAATAGGATCAAAAGCATTACTAGATTGTTCAGTAGCGGCAGCTGATATAGCGCCAGGCACTATTACAACCGCTAAATTAGCTGGTTCAATCACAAACGCAAAACTAGCAAATTCAACTGTAACTATTAATGGTACAGCAATCGCATTAGGCGCATCTGTATCTATTGATCCCATAGCTTGGCAATCAGTCGTTGTATCTGATGGATCAACAGTAACTACAATGGTAGCAGGTAGAGGTTACTTTGTAAATAATACAAGTGCTGCAGGTATTGTAAAATTACCTATATCAGCGAGTGCTGGTGACACTATTGCTATCAAAGATTACGCAGGTAATTTTGGTACAAATAATTTAACTATTCAAAGAAATGGTCATAATATACAAGGTGTCGCTAATGATGGATTGATAATAACAAATAGAGCTTCGCTTGAATTAGTTTACATAGACGCAACTAAAGGTTGGTTATATACAAATGAATCAAATGTTGCTGACTTAGAAAGAAAAGTCTTTGTTTCTGCTACAGGTGGTACGGTAGCAACTTCAGGTAATTTCAAAATTCATAGTTTTACAGGTGATGGTAACTTTGTAGTATCTACAGGAAATGTAGGACCTGGAACTGCAGTTGATTATGTCGTTGTCGGTGGTGGCGGCGGTGGTGGTAGTTGGGGAGGCGGCGGCGGTGGTGCTGGAGGTTATAGAGAATCATCAGGTAACTCTGGTCCTTATACAGCAAGTCCTTTAGCAACTCCAACAGGTATTACAGTTACAGCACAAACATATCCGATTACTGTAGGTGCTGGAGGCGCTAACGCACCAGGTTATCCAGGAAGAGAAAGCAGAAGACGTGGTAATAATTCAGTATTTTCAACAATAACATCAACTGGTGGAGGTAGAGGTGGAGCAAATTGTGGCCCTGGTTGTGGTGCTCAAGGTAGTAATGGTGGTTCTGGTGGAGGCAGTGACTATGGTGGACCTATTGGAAACGGTAACACCCCTCCTGTTAGTCCACCTCAAGGTAACTCAGGTGGACTTGGCTATGCTGCACCAAATTATATTGGTGGTGGAGGAGGAGGTGCTGGAGCAGTAGGTAATGCTGCCACAGCAGGAGGATCTCCACCTAAATATATAAACGCAGGTCCTGGTGGTGCAGGAGTTGTAAGTCACATTACAGGATCGCCTGTGGCAAGAGCAGGTGGTGGCGGTGGTGGAGGAAATGATGGTGATGGTAGTGGTCAATCGGGTGCTCAAGCAACTGGAGGTTCTGGTGGTGGAGGTAATGGGGGATATTATCCTAGTACGTCAGGAGCTAATGGAACAGCAAACACAGGTGGAGGTGGTGGTGCCGCTGGAGCAACAAGTCCAACAGGTAATACTGCGGGTCCATCAGGCGCTGGTGGTAAAGGTATTGTAATTTTAAGATACCAATTTCAGTAGTTTTAAAACTGTTATATATATTGTTGTGAATAAGGAATTAAAATATGAATTTGAAAAACTATTATTATTATTTTAAATCAGCATTACCTCCTAAATTATGTGATGACATAATTAGATATGGCACGTCTCATAGTCCAGAAATGGCCATCACAGGTGGCGTTGAAAGAGAAGACGGGTCAAGTCGAAAAGCTGATGGTAGTCTAAAAAAATCAGTAATCAATAACATACAAAAGAAAAGAAAGTCCGATATTGTTTGGTTAAGCGATAGATGGATTTATAAAGAAATACACCCTTACATACACGAAGCAAATAAAAAAGCTGGTTGGAACTTTCAATGGGATTGGTCAGAATCTTGTCAGTTTACAAAATATGGCGTAGGTCAATATTATGGTTGGCATTGTGATAGTTGGAATGCCCCTTATCAAAGAAAGCCAAATGAACAAGGAGTTTATCCACCAGATCATGGTAAGATGAGAAAGTTATCTGTGACGGTATCACTAAATGACCCAAGTGAATATGAAGGTGGTAATTTAGAGTTTGATTTTAGAAATGACCATGACTTTGAAAGAAGTAAAAAACGACCAGTAAAAGCTTGTACAGAGATTAGACCAAGAGGATCAATCATAGTGTTTCCAAGTTTTTGTTGGCATAGAGTGGCGCCAGTAACTAAAGGAACAAGATACTCATTAGTGATGTGGAATTTGGGGTGGCCTTTTAAATAATGTATATATAAGTGATAGGAGAAAAAATGAAAAAAGAAATTATGCAAACAGATTGGTATTTTTCCACACCTGTGTATTCTATAATGAAAACAGAGTGGTTGAAACCAGCAATTAAAACGACAGATAAATTTATAGATGCGGCGTACAAAAGAGAAAATCCTAAATTAGTTAAAGAAAGAAAAAAATTATTAGGTAATAAAAATTATCTAAAAGTAAAAGATCATGGAATGAGTTACCACTCAACACCTTTAAATGGTGATCCAGGATTAAAAGAATTAGAACAATATGTAGGTGCAACCTCTCTAAACTTATTAGATGAGTGGGGTTACGACATGGAACAATATAAAATGTTTTTTACAGAATTTTGGGTACAAGAGTTTTCTAAAAATGGTGGTGGTCATCATAGTACACACGTTCATTGGGACAATCATATATCAGGTTTTTACTTTCTAAAGTGTTCAGATAAAACATCTTATCCTGTGATACACGATCCGAGAGCTGGAGCAATGATGACAAAGTTACCTCAAAAAGATGGAAGTAAAATATCACCAATGATAGATCAATTACATTTTAAACCTAAACCAGGTATGTTAGTATTTTTTCCTGCTTATGTACCACACGAATTTGCTGTTGATATGGGAATTGAACCATTTAGATTTATACATTTCAATTTACAAGCAGTAAGAAATAATATAGTGGCAAATAAATGAGTAAAGCAAAATTCAAAAAAAATCATTTTCTAGTTATAAAAGAAGCAGTTGATCCTAAAGTTGCTGAATTTGTTTATAATTATTTTTTAATGAAAAGACAAGTATGTCAAACTTTTTATGATTTTAGATACATTAATCCATATAATGTAGATTATGGAACTTGGACAGATGAACAGGTACCAAATACTTATTCACACTATGCTGATATAGCAATGGAAACTTTACTACTTCAAGTTCAACCAAAGATGGAAAAACTCACTGGACTAAAATTAAACCCTACTTATTCATATGCTCGTATCTATAAGATGGGTGATGTATTACATAGACATAAAGATAGATTTAGCTGTGAGATTTCTACAACAATGAATCTTGGTGGTGATGAATGGCCAATATATTTGGAGAACAAAAAAAATGTTGGAACAGTTGAAGATGGTTTTCCTGCTAAAACAGATAATAAAGGAACAAAAATTATATTAAAACCAGGTGATATGTTAGTTTATAAAGGTATGATACTTGAACATTGGCGTGAGGCATTTATAGGAAAAGACTGTGCTCAAGTTTTTTTACATTACAATAATAAATTTTCTCCTGGAGCAGATGATAATATATTTGACCAAAGACCACACCTTGGTTTACCAGATTGGTTTAAGGGTCAAAAAATAAACTCATAAATAGTTATATGAGTAAATTAGAAGAAAAGGTAAACGAGATATTAGGTATAGATAAGCCTGAACCTAGCAAAGAAATAGTTAAACAAGAATTTAAACCAGCTGTTCCTCGTAAAGAAGATGATAAGAAAGCTGATGTAGATAATGATTACAAGTATAGTAGAGAAAATTATTATAATCTTATTGAAAGAGGACAAGAAGCAATTGAAGGTATACTAGATATTGCGAGAGAGGGTCAACACCCTAGAGCTTATGAAGTCGCTGGTCAATTAATAGGACAAGTAGGACAGACAGTAGATAAACTACAAGACTTACAAAAAAAACTTAAAGACTTAAAAGAGTTACCTAAAACAGCAAATGCCAATATAAAAAACGCATTGTTTGTAGGATCAACAGCTGAATTACAAAAAATGTTAAATAAAAAATCTGTTGAAACAAATGTAGAGCGTAAAAAAGAAAATGAAAACTTTGAAGGCAAGAATATCACACCCGAGAAAACAGATACTAAAGATTAGTGATTTATCTTACAATCAACACTATCACAAGTATAATGTAAAATTAGATCAAGGCGTAGATAAAATAACTGATATTATGGAACAACCTATAGAGGTATTTAAACATAAGATTAGTAAAACACCTAGAATGGGTGTAGGTGGTAGACCATATACTGAAAAAAAATATAGTGTTCAAGTAGGTGGTCAACGTGTGACAAGAGCTGTTCAATTAGGTTATACTCATATAGAGGCTATTGTATATGAATAAACATAGTTTTGCATTAGAAAGTATGATCGGTGGTTGGTACATACCTGAAAAAGTATGTGATGATTTAATAGATTATTTTGAAGATAATAAAAATCGTCATATTAAAACTAATACAATTGTTGGTAAAAAAGATGTGGTAGATGATACTAGAATGACTTTGGACAAATATAATAAACCAAAGCCATTTGAAAACTATCTAACACATTTAGATAAATGTTTAAAAGAGTATGTTAAGAGATATGAGTTTAGTAATAAAGTTGCTAACTTTTTTTTATCTAAGCATACTAACTTACAAAAATATAACCCTGACCAAGGTTATTTCAAATGGCACTTTGAAGACAATGTTATTGGTAAACGGCATTTGGTCTTTATGACTTATCTTAATGATGTAGATGATGGTGGTACAGAATTTAAGTATCAAAATATTACTACACCAGCAAAGAAAGGTTTAACATTAATATGGCCAACACATTGGACACATACACACAGAGGACA